ACCGTATGCGATATTATTCTTTATTATGTAATACCAGACGCAACAAAAAATAAGGTTATGCATAAGATTACAGATGAAGATACAGATGATATTGATGAGCTTATATCTAGAGCAACGCATGATCTGGAAGATGCTGAGGTTTGCATTAAACGCAAAGATAAAATTAAAAAGCTAATAAACGTAGTCGAAAGTTTAAAAATTGCATCCCTATTTATTAAAGAATAAAGAGATAATATGAATACATCAATACATCATCTAGACAGGAGAAGTAACAATGATCGCAGATAATCCCATAAAAGAATATTTAGAAAAGATAATGTTAGAAATTGATAACATATCTCATAAAAAAAAATATAGCTTTGGAGCTCCTATAGACCAATATGTTTTTGGGTTGCCTCTAGTCATGAACTGTTGCCATCCCATAATGAAGGTTCAAATTAGACTTAAACTTCTTAAAGATAATTTTATTAATAACGCAGTTATTAATGTGGTTATCAAAGACTTTTATAGCATAGAAAATGCAGCAAAGAGGATAAGAGCTCTAGAATTAAAAACTAAAAAAATAAAAATAGAAGGACACGTTATTCATTTCGATAAAGATGAAAGATATTGCGACATATATTGCGACATCTTTAATGATTCTAAAGATATTGAAAAAGATGGAAACAAAGATAAAGTCGATATCCAGACAGGAGAAGTAACAATGATCGCAGATAAAAAAATATTGGAAATACTAAAAATGTGGCAAGAATGCATTATTAATGTAGATCCTTTATATGTTCTTGGAAGGTTTAAGTTTGAAGATATTAATACTATGAATAAAACCATAAAGATCAGATGTAAAATAGTTAAAAAAGCAGACGCTAACAGTGAAAGTATTAATGATGTGATAACAGACTTTTATAGTATCAAAAACCTATTAGAGTCTATAAAGGCAATAGAAATAGATCTTAAAGGAAAAGGGATAGAGCTAATGGGAAACAGTTGTAATTATGTTTATAAGTATAATATCGGAGATAAATACTGCACTATAACTATTCCCTGTATATATAAAGGTATAAGATCTGATGGAAACAAAGACAAAGTCAATGCCCCAGAAATTGATGAAGAAGATGTACAACGACGTAACGTGGTAATTTCTACACGTGAGCTACAACTAGCCATTAATCAACTTTCTGAGCTTACTTTCGATAGTTCACACTTTAGTGTCTTAATAAAAGATGTTATATCTAAATTAAATAAGAATATGGAATTATTGCTTCGTGCGTTGAATATTGGACCATTTCTTGATAATAAATATTGGACCATTTCTTCGGGTCCTGCTTCTTGATAATAAATATCAGCTATGAAACATAATGCCAATAACGAACCAAGAAAAGATATACTTAGATGCGTATATTTGTAATGGAAGCGTCAGAAAATCCGCTTCAAAAGCTGGCATTTTAAATATAAAAGAAGCTTATGCTATCTTAGGTAGATTAGAACCAAAGGAATATTTAGAAAGAAAGACAAAGGAGTATAATAAAAATACCGCTATTACCTACGGATGGAAACTGAAGATGTTGGTTTCTGTAGCAGAAGAGGCAAAATATAACAGGAATTATCCAGCTGCAATAGCTGCTATTGCTGAGCTAAATAGGATGCAAGGGCATTATGGTGGAGATCCTGATATAGGACAAGATGCTCATTTTAAGCGCCTGGTTGAAGTCAGTTCTATTCTTATGCAAGAGAACAGGATAGAACTAGACTACATGAAAGAGCCTGAGGTTGTTAATGAGCCAATAGAAGAAGAGGAGAGGCAAGATGAGTAAATGTACAATTTGTAGAGTAGAAAAACTAGAAATGGCTAAGTGCTTGGTTTGTGGAAAAGAGCCAGAATTTAATGTATTTAATGATATTTGTAATACACCCAAGCAAAATACACTAATCGAATGTGGCATTGAAGTATCAATAAAGGATGGTGTAAAGAGTACACCTGAGCTCGTGCGTTATTATAAAATGATTGAAGACCATTTTAGAGGTATATGTATAAAATACCCCAAAATAATAAGATCTACATCAATCAACACATGAAGTATCAATATGACTAAATGTTCGTTGTGTTTTGGTAGAACAATTATGGCTACAACCGAAGGAAGAGTGATAACGTGCCCTTCTTGCGGTAAGATAAAGCCTGAGCTACTATGCAACTGCACTGAAGATCAGATAGCGCATGATCATAGTAAAGAAATAGAACATCATGGTATTCTAAAAAAATGGAGAGGGATTACTAGCAAAGGGACTAGGGCTGTAAGAAATGTAAAAGAACCAGATCAGCTGTTAGATTATGAATAATGTTGGTAATTATCTATCAGATGTGATAGTTACTAAAAACCCAGAAATAATAATAGACCCATCACAAGGTGATGAATCTATATATGATGCCGCTTATAGTCGCGCTGCTTTATTATCCAACTACCTCCATTTTACTCAAACTTTCTATCAGCTCATTAGGGGAAGAAAATTCATTATTGATCCCCCAATGGGAAGAGAATCGCATTATTCGGTCATAAGCCGTGGTTTAAATCACGTTTTTGCAGGATCATGTAAAAAGCTTCTTATTAACGTACCGCCAAGATACGGGAAAGCTGTTGATATTAATACTCCGATGCTTACTAAAAATGGATGGAAGATAGCGAAGGATGTGGAGATTGGTGATGAACTAGTTGGGTCATCTGGATGGGTTAAAGTAAAAGGTGTTTACCCTCAGGGAGTATTAAAAGCAAAGAAGGTTATGTTTAATGATAATCAATCTATTGTTTGTAATTCTGAGCATTTATGGTCTGTTTGTGATCGCTATACTCCAAAATTTAAGACATTTACCACACAGCATATAGAAAAAACAATATACGAAGCTGATGGTAGGAAACATTGGAGAATACCATTAGTTGATGGGAAATATGGAGATATTGAGCCTTTTATTGATCCTTATCTGTTTGGTTGTTGGCTAGGAGATGGACATAGCAGTGGAGCTACTATTACAACAATGGATAAAGACATTGTTAGTGCTTTTAAAGAGCATGGACATACGATGATAGATAGGAAAAGCGATAAATGTGGCAAGGCAAAAACATATGGAATAATTAATAATGGTTTCCATTTATTGTTAAGAAAGAACAATCTTATTAATAATAAGCATATACCTTCTGACGTTTATAGATGGTCGAAACAGGGTAGATTATCATTGTTACAAGGATTAATGGACACCGATGGAACATGTAATAAGAAAAATGGACAAGTAACATTTTGTAATAAAAACCAAAATATTATTAATGGATTTTGTTATCTGGTTAATTCTTTGGGAGGAGTCTATCGTATATACAACATAAAAAGTGGGTCTAAGAATGTAAATATTAGGCTTCCTGATGGAACAGATCCATTTAGATTAAAAAGAAAACAAATTTTAGTTCCTAGAGGTATCAAATGTTCTCCTCGTAGGTTTATATCAAATATTTCCGAAACAGAGTCATGCGAGATGGTATGTTTTTCTGTAGACGCTGACGATAGTTTGTTTGCCGCAGGAAAAGGTTTGATTCTAACTCATAACACTGAAATGATTGTTCATTTCATAGCTTGGTCCTTAGCTCACTTTCCAGATTCTAATTTTCTATATGTTAGCGTATCTAGAGAGGTAGCCGTAAAAGCTACATCCATGATAAAAGATTTATTGACCAGCCCTTATTACAACAAGATATTTGGAGTTAGTTTAAGAACAGATTCTAAAGCCAAGTCTGTTTTTACAACCACGCAAGGTGGATCAATTGAAGCTGTAGGAGCTAAAGGAGCTATAGTAGGAAGAGGTGCAGGAATCAGAGGAATTGATGATAGATTTGGTGGCGTTCTTATTATCGATGATTTTCAAAAACCTACAGAAGTAACAAAATCAGATAGGAGAGAGGAAGCTATAGAGCGATACCATCATTCTATAACAACACGTCGTAATAATGGCTCTAATACTCCGCTAATATATATTGGTCAAAGACTGCATGAAGCCGATTTAGCAGATCATCTTATTAGGTCTAAACAGTGGAAAACTATTATACTTCCAGCGCTGGATTTAGCTGGTAATGCCCTCTGCCCAAGACTTCATACCACTAAAATACTAAGGCAAATGCAAGCAGATCAAAAATATATATTTGCTGCTCATTTTCAACAAAATCCTATCCCAGCTGGTGGTGCACTATATGAAACAGAAGATTTCCTTATCTTGAGTGAAGATCCAGACATTATTAAAACATTTATTACTGTAGACTGTGCAGAAACAGCAAAGACATATAATGACGCAACTGTATTTAGCTTGTGGGGACTATATAAGATAAAGCATTTTGGGACATATACAGGAAAATATGCATTGCATTGGCTTGATTGTGTAGAGCTTTTTGTAGAACCATACGATTTAGAAGCTTCTTTTATGTCATTTTATGCCTCAAGCAGCAGACATGGCAAACTACCAATGTTTGCTGGCATAGAAAAGAAGAGCACAGGCACTACTCTAGCTAGCGTTCTTGGCAAGATACAAGGGATGCGCGTGCTTCCAATAGAAAGGTCAGGATCTTCAGGCTCGAAATCAGACAGATATATAAGAATTCAAGAATATGTAAAAAGAAAGCTTATAACTCTACCATATGGAGCGCAGCATACCAAGATGTGCATAGATCATATGACGTCAATCACTGCCAATGAAAGCGAAAGAAGAAATGATATTGTCGATACAGCTTTTGATGCATGCAATCTAACATTCATCAATGGCGTAGCACTAACTTATTTCTCTCAAGATGAAGATAAGAATATAGAGATAGCAACAAGTATAAAACGATCTCAAGAAGAGATAAGAAAAAACCGAGCTGCTTTATGGGGGCAGTAGCATACTTTTGACAATTATTGGAAACAAAGTTCACCAAGTTCACTAAGTTCATCCCCATTTGACTCCCAACTCACTTGCCTTATGTCTAATAAAAGTAGAATATTGGAGTTTCTAGTTAATGTGAGCAAGAAGGCACAAATGAAAACCAAAAAAGATAGCGACACTCTTAAGAGAATAATTGAAAATATAGAAAGATCACGAAAATTTAATAAAGAAAATGTAGATAGGTATAATCTTTATAGAAAAACTGTATATAAAAGTACAATTACAGATTCTCAGAGAAACGCCTTTAGTAAATTAAATAAGCCTATTGTTGAGGCAAATATAATAGAAGCTCATTTAAATAGAATAAGAGAGCAGTTTAATAAGAGAGTCCCTGGGATTACAGTAATGATCCAGGATGGCGTTGATATAACAGAAGAAGTTATAGCGCTAAGAGATGTTATTGAGGGGCATATAAGGCAGGTAATCAGCGAAGCAAATATTGATGGAACTCAACAAGCCCTTATTCAAGAGATAGCTAGCGGTGGATATAGTGCATCTAAAGTTATTGCAGAATATAAAGAAGGTCCAACATTTGATCAAAAAATAGTATGGAAAAAAGCTAGAGAAACAACACAGGTTTGTTTTGATATACTTGCTAGAGAAATTAGCAAGAAAGATTCGGAATATTGTTGTGAGCTTTTTACGCAAGCAAAAGAACGGGTAGAAGAAGAATATGGAGTAAAATTAGATGATATAGAGTTTAAGCCTTTAGATGATGGATTTGAGTGGTTTTATAAAATACAAGATAAAGAAGTTGTAGCTATTGCTGATTACTATGAAAAACAATATGAAACTGTTGATATTGTAAAGCTTAGTTCTGGAGAAGTTATTGAGAAAAAAGAATATGACAGGAGAGAAGAAGATAGATTGGCGTCGTCTGAAGAAGAAAATTATTCTATGGAAGCTCTTCCTTTTATAGTACAAGAAAGAAAATGGTCAAAAGAAAAGATTATAAGATATAAGATTATAGGGAATACTATTTTATCCGAAGAAAGGGTAAAAGCTGCTGATGTATTGCCTTATGTATTCTTTGATGGTAATTCGGTTGCTCTAGAAGGAGATAATAAAAACCCTGAGCTAATGACAAGACCTTATTTATATAATTCTCTTGGTGCCCAAAATCTTTATAATAATATTATGTCTTCCTTGGCTGATCAGTGCCAAAATTTAAGCAATCATAAGTATCTTATCGCAAAAGAAAGCATATCCACAGAATATAAAGACAACCTGATTAATCCTCAGGATCATGATTCATTAATCTGGCAAGCATATGATAATAATGTTTCAGATAAGATAAACCCTAAGCCAGAACAGTTAATGAGAAATGCATTTCCACCTGAAATGTTTGCTTTATTTCAATACGTGCCTATTCTTCTGCAGCATATATTAGGATCTTATGATGCTCAAGCTGGAATAAATGAAACAGAATTAAGTGGAGAAGCTATATTACAGGGTAGAATAAACTCTAGCAGATCTGGCGAACCTGTTATTGGAAACTACATGATATCTCTAAACAGAGTTGCAGAAATTATCTTAAAGTTAATTCCATCTGTTTATATAGACGCAACACATCTTCCAATAATTGACAATGAATCTACGGAAAAATATGTTCCCGTTAACGGGCGAGGGCAAGTTTCTTTAAAATACAATCCTTTATTATTTAAAATAAAAGTTGAAGCTGGTCCTAGCTCTGAATTGCAAAAAGCAAATGCTGTCTCTCAAATAACCCAGATGTCTAGCTCTCTTCCTGGCTTTGCAGAATTCATACAAGAAAAAGGACTAGGAGTTGCAATAGATAATATGACGATAGAAGGAGCAAGCAAATTAAAAGATCTTTATAAAAAATATGTTAATGAAAAAGAAGAAAGGGCTAAAATGATGGCTCAAAACCAACAAGCTCAACAAGATCCTAGAGTTATGAGAGAAGAGTCAAGAAGAGAAGAGATTATGTTATCTGCAGAAAAGAATAATACTGCTGCTCAAATAGATGCTGCTAAACTAGCTTTAGATCAAGAAGAACTGTCCCTTAAAAAAGTTGAACTTCTTTCTAAAATGAAGACAGAAGATGCTTATATTAATCTTGAAGAAGAGAAATTACATGCATCTCTCGCAGAAAAGGTAGTTAAAAATGCAATCGATAGCTCAGGTCATCAGCATAGGAAAGATATGGATGTAATAGATGCTCACAGCAAATTTATGCAATCTCATCATCGTATAACAGGAACGCCGCATTTTACGAATGAATCTAATAGGTAGCATACATACATTATTTAATCTTTGATTATATGTTTTTCTATTTCCTTTTCTATGTTTCTGCCCATGTTCCATATCCGATATTTAGCCTTACCGTGCCAATAAATATTAGCACCTGTAACAGGTACTCCATTAATACAATTATCTTCATCAATAGAATTAAAGAAATCTTCTGTTTCTTTTTCCATTTCAGCTATTTGCTTAACTTCTTCTGGGGTAAGTTTATAATCGCTCATTTATCTAGCCTTCAACTATTTGTTATTCCCTTAATCAAGACACTTAAAGGACTTTTTTCTAATGCTGCTTTACCTATCTTTGCCCAATATACTATCTGACCACTGATGGTTCTTCCTTCGTTAATAGATACTTTTCTTGCTAAAGAATAAAAATCCTTACTTATTCTAATAGATCGTGTGTTTTCGCTTGAGTCTGTTTTCATGTATTTAATTGTCCTCTTAAGTTGTAAATAGGTCAACAATTGCCACAACAGTATCATTATGTATCATATATTATCTTTAAAATCAAGTATTTAATTGACCTATAATCTACAAACATTAATACTATAAATATAATATTTATACGCAGTTTTTGCGGTGTTTTTGCGGTCAAAAAAACATCTACCTTGACTAGGGTTAACAGTCAAAAAAACATCTACCTTGATCTAGGGTTAACAGTCAAAAAGGTTTTAAATGAGTGATGAACAAGCAATAGTTTCACCTGAAGCGGTGGAAGTATCAGAGGATGCGTCGGCAATTGATAATAATGTTGCTGCTGAGACTAGTGTTGCCCCTGAGAAGCAGCCAGCTGAGGAAAATGTTAAGCATTTTTCCCAAGATCAGGTAAATATAATTTCCAATGATGTAAAGAGAAAAACTGAAGCTAGGATTAGAGCTGAGTATGAGGCTAGATTAAATGCGGCTAATACAGCAGATCAACAAAGTAGTGAGCGTCATTATGAGCAAGATGAGATGGTTCAAAGACCTTCTCAAGAAGCTTATACAGAGGAACAGAGATACCAACTCTTTAAGCGAAGGCAACAACAGGAATACGAAGATCAAACGAGGCTAGCTGTAGCTAATGATATTAAATCAAAGCTAGTGGCAGCTGGAAATTTTGACAAGCTAGAATCTTCTGGTCTTGGTCAGATAAGTTCTGATCATCCATTAGTTTCTATGCTTAATTCGTTAGATAATCTACCTGATGTTGTAAATGAGTTTGACGCGGATATTACTAAGTTAACTACTATATTAAATGCAACAAATATTAAGCCTCAAAAAGGAATTCAAAAGCTTATTGCTCTTTCTCAATCAATCAAAAGAAATAAAGAAGCGTTGTCAAGGGAGAAGGCTCCTGAACCATTATCTCAGATAAAACCATCGTCTTATGGCTTGGGTGGTGGAGAAGAAAGCATCTCAGACATTAGGAAACTTCCTAGTCTTAGATTTTAGCTATTAGCTCTTTGTAATCCTCACTCATAATAAAAATTTTATTAGATTTGAGGAGACAACATGGCTTCAATAAACATTCTACAACAAGTTAAAACTTATAACAGAGACCGGCAATTACCTGGTTTTCAAAATCAAAACTGTCTTGTTTCAAAAGTATGTAATCATAAATACAACGATGCTCATAGAGGCATCTCAAAAAACTTAGGCGACACAATTAGTATTTTTTTGCCTTCTGGCGCCACTTCCGGCAACGGTCTTATCGTTTCTACACATCCTATATATCAAAATATTGCAGAGCTACCTATTATTGGTGCCGCTTATTCTGCAATTAGTGCTACAGACCAAGAAAGAATTTTTAACTTGAACAAAGAGGGATTTTGGGAACAAGAAGGTCGTGCAATGGCTGAAGAACTAGGATCAAAAGTAGAAATAGAAGTAGCAAAACATATTACTGGGTCTGCTACTAACTTAGATCCTAAGTCACCTAACTATGGTCAAATGCAGGTTAACTCTGGTCCAACTAGATTTGTTGACTTTATTTCTACTGGCTTACTGACTTATCAAGCTTTAGCACAATCACAAAGCGATTGGTTAACAATGGGCGCTCCATCAATAAAACATGAGATGGTTCTTCCTACAAACTATTACCCACCAATCATTGGTTCAGGTCTTGGTCAATTTGTTCCACGACGTAATGACTCAATAGCTCAAAGCTGGGAAGTTGGTACTTTTGGAACTCCAATGACTACATATCATAGTTCTAATAACCTTCCTGATCATATAGCTGGTGCTCTTGGCATAGCAGATACTACGTTAACAATTACAGCCACAAATGATCCAACAGGTGTTAACGTTACAGAACTTACAATGAGTGGTGCTGGAGCTCAGACTAATGCAGTAAAAGTTGGTGATATGGGTTATTTCTTAGCTGCTTCTGGTATTAGAGCAACAACCTTTAGGGGTCATGCAAGAACCAACCAATTAGTTCAATTCCGTGTTATTGCAAATGCTGATTCTACCGGTGGTAACGTAGTAGTTCAGATTGTTACCGGTACTTATACACAAGGTCAAGGTCTAAACTCTTCTGCTGGTCATCCACTACAAAATATCAGCAGCCCAATTGTGCTTGGTAGTACGACAGTTAAATTTTTACCATCACATAAATGTGGATTAAGAGTTGCTGGCGACATGTTTTATTTAGCAATGCCAAGACTTACTGATCAAAGTCCATATCCAAGCTCAATAGATACAGATAAAGACACACAAGTTTCATTGCGTATGTACCATGGTCCATTTCTTGGTCAAAACGAAAACTTGTTAGTTAATGACACTATCTGGGGTGCTTTATTAGTTCCACGTGGTTCACAGCGTATTTGTCTTCCATTAGACGCAAACGTTGCGGCTGCATAGTGATATAAAATACTGCTGGAGAAGATAAAATGACTCAAAATGTTGGAATTGTTTTGCCGGTTACAGGCTCAAGAAAACCTGGTCCTTATGTTAGAGGTCTTACTGTTTCA